CGTGCCAGCGGCCGTAGCCGCCGCGACGCTTTCGCCTTGCGCCACCAGCCGCGCCGTCGCGGTCAGGAGGCCCGACCGCGCCATCTGCCACGACAGCTGATCGCAGACGCAGCCGGTGTACATCGCGTAGCGCGGCACCTCGGGCATTGCCGTCTCGATGGCCATGCTTGGCAGCGTCCAGTTCCCCGACTGGAACGTATGGGTCTTTGGCGTGGTGCCGGAGGTGACCGGCGCGCCGAAGGCCGCCTTCAGCCACAGCCCGAGGTTCTCGACGTCGATCGGCACCACGACATCGCCGTCGGCGGTGACTGCGTCCTTGATCGGGGCCAGCGGGTCTCGCCCCTGGCCCAGCAGTTCCGAGGCGATCAGCGGCTGTTCGGAGCCGAGCGTGGTGCTGGCGAACGGCACCGTCCGGTAGCCGGTGGCGGGCGCGGTGCCGTAGACGGATTCAAACGCAAGCGCCATCTGCGCCCGCGCCCCATGGGCTCGTGCCATCGTATTCTCCTGTCGTGTGAAGGGTCAGGCCAGAGGGTCGGCCGTGGAAAAATGCAAAATGACCGGGATCACCGCCGCCTTCAAACCGGCGGTACCGTCGACCGGCAGATCAACCGGGCGCGACGCTTCTGCCTCTACCCAGTCGCAGAAGCCGCCAAGCGTCCGGTCGGCGGCAATCGCCGCGCCAATGTCGGCGCAGAGGGTGTCGAAGGCGGCGTCACGGGCCGCACCCTGCACGACCACCTCGATCTCGGCCCGGTGCTGGTAGTGGTAGCGCAGCGGCGAGAGCGTCACCTCGGGCTCCCCCGGCTCGCCGTCGCGCAGGATCAGGAGGCCTGCGGTTGGCAGCCGCTCGGGCAGCACGTCACCGCGCAGCGCGGCGGCGGGCAACGCCGAGAGCCGCGCGTGCAGCGCGGCAAGGATGGTTTCGCGGGGAGTGGGCATGGCTGCGCTCAGGTCCGTTCTTGCAAAATTAATGCCTGCAAGCTATATAGCCTCCAAGACATGAGGACCGCATGCCCTGGACCGTTTCCTTCGCCGATGACTTCGAACCGGAATTCGATGCCCTCGACGCGGAGGTTCAGGACGCGATCCTGGCGAGGGTGCTGCTTCTCGAGCGCGAGGGCCCCTCGCTCGGCCGACCGCATGCCGACACCCTGACCGGGTCGAAGCATGCGAACATGAAGGAATTGCGCTGCACCGCCGCTGGTGGCGTCTGGCGCATCGCCTTTGCATTCGATCCCGACCGACAGGCGATCCTGCTTGTCGGCGGGGACAAATCAGGTGGCAGCGAGAAGCGCTTCTACAAGCAGCTGATCGCCCGGGCCGACGACCGGTTCGACCGCCATCTGGCACAACGGAAAGGATGACGACCATGGCACGGACGCTTCAGGACAAGCTGGCAAGTCTCGATCTCGCCCGTCGCGCCGGGATCGAGGCCGAGGCTGCACGCCTTCACACCGAATACCTGACGCTGCAGGAACTGCGCAAAGCGAAGGCGTTGACGCAGGTGCAACTGGCCGAAACCCTCGGCATCCAGCAGGCGACGGTTGCCAAGTATGAGCGCCAGAGCGATCTGCTGCTGTCGACGCTGACTTCTTACGTCCGTGCCATGGGCGGCTCACTGAAGTTGATGGTCGAGTTTCCCGGCAAGGCCCCGGTCGCGCTTGAAGGGCTGGGCGACACCGAAGAACCAAGCCGCCGCCGTCGTGGACGGGAAGACCGTCCGGCTGCGGCGCGTCCCTGAACCTATCGCGCTTCCACCCAGTTCGCCACGATCAACCCTGACACACCGTCCACTGCCCGCTCCGCATCCCGCGCAAGGTCCAGCCGCTTCGGCAGCTTGACCTGTGGCACCAGCAGGAAGATCGGCGCTGTGACGACGCCCCGACCGGTTTTCGACCGTGACGCCACGGCGCGGCCCTTTGTGTTCAACCGCCCCTCGGCCACCAGCAGGCTCGGCCCCCTCCGGCGGTAGATGAACCGCAGGCGCAGACCGGTACGCCGTTCCCATTCGCCTGGGGTGATCCGGCCGCCACGGGTGGATTTGCCCGCCGCTGGAGTGGGGATCGCCAGCCAGAAGCCATTCTTCGAGCGGATCAATGGGCCGGTGTCATGCGCGCCGATGATGGCCGGGGCGTTGGACCAGACCAGGGCCGCCGCGTTCAGGCTTTCGCCGGACTTCGGGAAACTGGCGGAGCGGATCGAGTTGGCGAGGCGCGTGCCCAGCCCCGCGCCGGTGATCTGGCCGCGCCAGGCGGATTTCAGGCCGGTGCCCGCCTCGCGCATGGCTGCAGTGACAGCGCGTTCGCCTGCTGCGACCTCGGCCGCCATCAGGGCGACGATGTCGGGATCGATGGTGAGTTTCAGTTTCATGCTGGGCGCAGATCGACAGTCCAGACCAGCCGCTCGCGATCACGAATGGGCTCGCCCTGAACGAGGAAAACGTCGCCGTCGATTTCCACCCTGTCGCCGGGGCGCGGGTTCGGCACCTCGGCGACGCGCAGGTCGACGCGCGTGGTTTCGGACCAGAGCCGGGCATCGCCGAAGTCGGTAACGGCATCGGCAAGCCGCGCGACGACGCGCACCAATACTGGCGCGCCGCCATCGGCGATGTAGACCGCGTCCCGCCCCATATTCGGATCGGCGAAAAGCGCGCCGACGGCGGCGGCGAAAGCGCTCATCAGAACGCGCCGTTAAGACGCACCCGACCGATCAGATCGGTGGCCCCGCCTGCCACAGCCTCGGTTGCCACGCCGATCAGCGTGTTCGCGGTCAGGGTCTTGGTGGTCTGCCTGGCGGTGTTGTCCCAGTAGATCCTGTCGCCTGCGGCCCAAGCCTGCGACGCGACCTTTTTCAGATCGTAGACGCCGACAAGCGCGGTTTCGACCGCTTCGCTGAGGGCGGCGGTACCGGCGGCGACGCCGAAGACTGAGCCCACGAGAAGGCCATCGCCGGAAGTGACGGCATAGGGCGCAGTCAGGGTGATGGTCTTGCCGGGCTGGACGTAGTTTTTCATCGGGGTGATCCTTTTGGTAAGACGAAGGGCGGCCCGTCCGGACCGCCCGCATGTCGGGTTTCAACATTTGGCGCAGGTTATGCGCCGGGGTTTCTGTAGAGACCGCGCCAGTCGATGGCCTTGGCGCCGAAGTCGAGGCGGCACTTGATCTCCACCCCGTCGACATCGAAGCCGTTGCGGGTCTCGATATAGGCACCCTGCTGGCCCTCCAGATAGGCGTATTCGATGGTGTCGATCTGGTTCGGGCTTGCCGCCAGATACCAGGCGGTGGGGCTGGCGGCATCGAGCCGGGGCTCGCTGATCGGGCTGAGGGTGCGGATCGACTGCGGCACCACCTTGGTGCTGTCGGCGGGCACGAGGTTCTGCGCCACCAGCTGCTCGGCCTTCAGTTCCAGTGCGGCGGGCACGATCAGGAAGGCAGGGCGGATGTTCAGCACGGTTTTCTTGTCAAAGCCGGTCTGCAGCGCCATGGCCGCCCGGGCCGCCCCCACCGCATCGACCGCCAGCGCCGTGCCGGTCCCGGCCAGGTTCTTGTGGGTGGTGTGGAACAGCGCGTTGCCGTCGGCCATGGCCGGGTTGGCGGTGATGATGCCCCAGACCACATCGCTTTCCAGCTGCGCGATGGAGTTGCCGTACATCGCCGGGATGCGGGTGAAGGCATCCAGATCGTCGTTGATCAGGGTCTGGCGGGTGATCGCGACCACCCGGCCATAGGTCTTGACCTTGTAGCTCTCCTTGCTCTCGCCGAGCGTCCCGCGCTTGAACTCGCCGCTTTCGCCCACTTCCAGCAGTTGCGGGGCCTCGCCCAGCTGTACCCGGTTCATCGCCTTGAAGTCGGTGGCGAGCACCTGGCGGCAGAACAGCATGAAGGTGCGGGGATAGGTCTCGTAGGCCTGGCGCAGGGTCTTGTTGGTGACGGCGGACAGGATCTCGGGGAAGTCGGAGGTGGAATGCAGCGAGCGCGTTGCAACCTCGTCGCGCGACAGGCCGCGCGTGTTCACCCCGGCATTGGTCAGGCTTTCGCGGGCCAGCTCCAGCAGCGACATGCCGCGATACTGGCGGGCAGAGTCGTCCAGCTGGAACAATGTCGGGCTGTAGCGGTGCAGCAGGGCATTGGCCACGGCGTCGCGGCGGGTCACACGTTCATCCCGGCCGCCGAGCGGGATCGAGACATGCGGGAAGGTGCGGGTCTCGTCGGATTTCGCGGCAACCTGATCGAGGATCAGGCGGCGGGATTCATCGATGGTGACACCGCGTTTCACCAGATCCTCGGCAAAGCCGCGCTCGAGGTTCAGGCGTCCCGCCAGATCGTAGATGGTGGAGACGCGGTCGCGCTCACCCTCGCGGGCCCGAGTGGCAATGGCCTCGGTGTCGGGCGGGGTCGTCGGGGCGGCCTGCGGCAGCGCTCGCGTCTCGACGGCACGCGCCTGCGGTTCGGCAGCGGGATTGGTGGGGTCGGTCATCTGGGTCTCCTCGGTCGCATGGGTTTCGGCGGCCACAGCGGCCGGGATCTGGGTCTGTTCGGTCATCGGGGATGCTCCTTGTCGGGTGTTGGAAGCGTCCCGGCGATGAAGGACGCAGTCGTGAAGGGATTGCTGGGCGCGGAAACCGGCGGCGGGGTCGGCCCCGACCGGCACGGCGGAAACCTCGAAGGGCGTCCAGTCGACCGCGCGCCAAAGCTCACGGC